TACAGTCGCCGTGTCCGGTAAAGCCTTGACACTTATTCAGGCGGGTGGTTTCTTCAACTGGAGCATTGACGGCGACGCCGACGATGCCGAGGCCACGACATTTGAAAGCGGTGGATGGAAGGAATACAAGAGGGCACTGATTGGCTGGTCCGGAAGCGCCGAGGCATACTGGGGAGATACACAGTTTTATGATTCACTGGGTAAAACCGTGGTCGTGAAGCTTTACATTGACGCAGGGCCGGCTCAGGATTGCCTGGAGGGATTTGCAATCATCAACGGTGAAGGTATCGAAAACCCGGTTGACGGGCTGGTGCAGGAGTCGATTGACTTTACCGGGACCGGGCCGCTGTATATCAGGATTAGGGAGGATAAGCAACCATGAGAAATAAAATCGTGAAATTTGCAGACAAGGACATAGACGTAAAGGAAAAGAAAATTGGGGAGTTAGAGATACTGGTGCGCGAACTATTCCCTGCAACAAAAGGCAAGCTCAAAAACCTTGACAAGGCTCTGAACGATCTGGAAATCGACTGGGATCTGCTTTATAAGAAGCTGCCCGTAATCTTCCCGGATATTTCCGAAGAGGATGTTAAGAATGCCTATATGAGCGAGCTGGAGAAGCTGATAGGAGCGTTCGTTGATGTAAATTTTTTCGCGCTGAAGCAGATGATCCCGAAGCTGATGCTTTTAGTTCAGACTGGCTCACAGCGGAAGTAGTCGTGCTGCTTGGGAGAGAATTTGGCTGGACGCTGGACGAGATGCGCCAGCTCCGGCCGAGCGAACTAAGCGCGGTAATGAAAGAACTACAAAAACAGAAACTAATTGACGAATACACAGAACAGAAAAACAAATGGGCTTTCTTGGCCGCAGTAATAATGAATGGCGTATCAATATTAGCCAGAGTATTCAGCGGCAAGAAAAAGAAAATAAAAGAGATTAGCCCGGATGATTTTATCAGCAAGGACTTCAAGAAAGTTGTTCAAAAAGTTTTAGGCAAACAAGAAGAAGATAACGGCTATAAAAAACATATTGAGGACGCAAAACAGAAGGGGCTCAATGGTCCGTGGTAAAGGCAGGTGAGATAGCATGACAGTTGGGCAGGTTATAGCAAAGCTGGGGTTGGACCCAAAAGAATATGAAAAAGGTTTGCGAAAGGCAGAAACGCAGGCTAACAAGGCCGGTTCCAAAATTGGCTCAATATTCAAAAATGCTTTTTCCGTTACACTGGGTCAGGCCATGTTTGAAACTCTGAAAAGAGGGTTCAAGGATACTGTTGGAACTGCAATAGATTTTAATGCAATGCTCCAGACCGCACAGATTGGTTTTGCAACTATGCTTGGCAGCGCGGAAAAAGCGCAGAAGTTTTTGGATGACATGGCCGATTTCGCTGCCAGGACGCCTTTTGAGTACCCTGAACTGCTTGACGCTTCCAAGAAAATGCTAGCCTACGGATTCGCAGCGGAGAATGTTCTGCCTACACTACGGGCTGTTGGCGATGCGTCGGCGGCGCTTGGATCAGGGAACGAAGGCATAAACAGGATAACCCTTGCATTGGGGCAAATCCAGGCAAAGGGCAAGTTATCCGCGGAGGAAATGCGGCAACTCACCGAGGCTGGAATCCCGGCATGGCATATATTAGCTGACGCAATGGGCAAGACTGTGCCCGAACTTCAGGATATGGTATCGAAAGGTCTTGTTCCCGGGGCGAAGGCCGTTGATATGCTAACGGCGGGCATGACAAAACGCTTCGGCGGCATGATGGCATCAATGGAGGACACCTGGCAGGGGGTTACGTCATCCATAAAGGACATATGGAGGATGACTGTCGGGACGCTGACGCAAAATCTGTTTGGTGGGCTTAATGCCATGCTGATCAAGGTAAGAGATTTCCTCGCTCAGTTCTACAGCATGTTGCAGGCTGTAATGGGAAAAAAGGCGCAGCAGACCACGGATGGACTTGTGGAGAGTACAAAAGGCCAGGCTGCGGCTATGTCCGACGTTGGAGAAGCTACAGAAGAAGCCGCAAAAAAAGCAAAGAAAAACATTCAGGGTTTCGATGAAATTCATCAGCTCCAGGAGGATATGAGCGATACTGCTGCAGGAGGCATGTTGGCAATGCCGGAAACAGGTGCCATGGCTCCGCTTGAGATGGATGACGCAGGAGAACCCGAAACATTTTCCAAGATGCAGGAAACTCTTGAAAAGCTTGCCGTCCTGTTTGATCCGGCCATAGATGGATTTAACAGGCTAAAAGAAGCAGCTAGTCCATTATTAACAAATGTTGGCGAAGGGTTAAAATGGTTTTGGGAAAATATCTTGGTTCCTTTTGGCACATGGACCCTAACCGAAGCTATACCGGCATTCTTTGACTTGCTGGCCAGCGTGCTTTCGGTGCTTAATCCTATCCTGGAAGCGTTGGCGCCTCTTGGGAGATGGTTGTGGGAGGAATTCCTGAAGCCTGCTGCCGAATGGACAGGACAAGCTATAGTGGATGGTATTAACTGGCTGGCCGATGCGTTAAAAAGGGTTGGTGACTGGATATCTGAACACAGTGGATTAGTCGAAACTTTTGCAATTATAGTTGGAAGTTTCGCAGCGGCCTGGGGGCTTGTTAATATCGCTATCGGGATATGGAATGTTATTGGTGCAATTGCAACTGGGGTTACTGCTGCATTTGGTGCGGCGGTTGCGTTTCTTACGTCTCCTATAGGCTTAGTTGTGCTGGCTATCGGTGCGGTGATCGCCATAGTAGTGCTATTAATCAGGCATTGGGACGATGTTAAAGCCGCAGCCGGCGCGGCGTGGGACTGGATAAAAAGCACGTGGCAAGTTGTAGCTGAATGGTTTGACACTAATATTATTCAGCCGATAGCTCAATTTTTTATAGACCTATGGGATGGTATAAAGCAGCTGGCCAGCGATGCCTGGAACGGCATAGTGGAAATATGGCAAACTGTGTCAGAATGGTTTGATACAAACATTATACAGCCCGTAGCAAAGTTCTTTGCCGGCTTGTGGGATGGTATAAAAGAAGCTGCCAGTAACGCATGGGACGGTATTGTAGAAGCATGGAATGACGCTACGTCATGGTTTGACACTAATATTATTCAGCCGATAGCTCAATTTTTTACAGACCTTTGGGAAGGCATAAAAGAGGTTTGGAACAAGGCAGCAGGCTGGTTTGACACCCATGTTATACAGCCGCTTGTTGATATATTCGAAGGCTTTAAAAAGAATATAACCGAGATATGGGATAGCATTTGGGGCAGCATAAAGTCCGTGATTAACTTTATTATTCGAGGCTTAAATTTCCTCATAAAAGGTTTAAACGCTATAAGCTTCAGCGTACCGGACTGGATACCGGTAATCGGAGGGAAATCCTTCGGATTTAACATCGCGCCAATACCCGAGCTTGCAACCGGCACAAACTACGTCCCGCAGGATATGCTGGCTTACTTGCATGAAGGCGAAGCAGTAGTACCTAAGAAATACAATCCTGACGCAACGGGACTAACTGCTGAAACAATAGAACAGGCAGTATACAGAGCATTTACGAACGCATTAAGAATCATGCAAGCATCAGCCAAACAGGATGACAAGGAACTGGTGCTTAAGATAGACAATACTATCCTTGCAAGGATGCAACTACCCGCTATAATCCGAGAAGGCCAGCGGCAGGGCCTGAATCTTGTAGTTCAGGGGGTGTAAAGCATGCTGAAAATAGCAGGAGTAACGGTAAAAACGCCCAGCGAGCTCAAAGTTGGGCGTTTTGATTTAACCAAAAGCAACCGCACCGCCTCTGGAAAGATGATGATGGAACTTATTGCGACAAAACGCCGTGTTGATTGTAGCTGGAGCTTGATATCTGACGGCGATTTGCAGCGGATCATCGATACGATCACGGCAAACAAACCATTTTTCACGTTGGAATACCCTGACGTCGGCGGCCAAAGGACCATGACTTGCTATGCCGGCGACATCAATGCCGGTCTCTGGCATACGAAAAACGGTATCAGGTACTGGCAGGATGTCAGTATCGCATTTATTGAACAGTGAGGTGATCTATATGGCAAGAGTAAGCTTAGCCCGGCAGCAATTGGCCGACACCGGCCTTATAGCAGCATATTCCCCGGCAGCAGCAGAAGGCCACAAAGTAGAGAATGACGGCCGGGTGTTTTTGCATGTTCTAAACTACAGCGAGGAGGACATAACCGTCACTATCCTCTCCGGATATGTGAAAGCCGGATTGAAGCTGGCTGATAGGATTGTGGAAGTATGTGCTGGCGAGGAAAAATTCATTGGCCCCTTTGCCCCGGACATATATAATCAGTCAGATGGTGGGGCAGGGCAAATATATGTAGACTACAGTGCTGTAGATGGTGTGACCGTGGCAGCATTGTTATTTCCGTAATAAATGAGGTGGTATAGGTGTATCCAGTTACGCCGGAATTCATTGAGAAAATGAAAGCAGACAGGCGGCATGTAGTGGCAAGAGTTGAGATTGACTATACCGATCCGTTCATGGATCAAAGCTTGACAATCGAAGCAAACGAACAGGCAAACGTCAGCTACCCGCAACAGACCGCTGACAGCGTGGACCAGACCACTCACAAATACGCTTGCTTGGATGGCACTTGGGACCTGACAAGCGGCGAATACCACCTTGCACCGTCCCCAGGCATGTCAAGCCAATATCAAATGGGCTGGTGGGGAGCGCAGTTTGCTGGAGCAGGTGGGCTATTTGTTACTCCATATCCTGCACTAACTGTGACGCATTTACCCAGACCAATCCGTCAGCTTAAGGTTG